GGCCTGGAGTCTGATGGAGATTTCATCATCTTCTACCGCATAGTACTTACCCATCTTCTCATTGTAGCCACCGACCTTCTCAAAGTGCTCTCGGCGGACGTACAAGAGTCCCCAGATAGGATGGAGACACTCATCCCCCACCTTGTCGTTCACACCACTTACAAACGATTCCTCGTCAAAGATACCGTTGACATGAAAGAAATTGTAGTAAGGATTCAGAATATGATCAGCATCAAACTTCAGGATAAACTCTCCTGTAGCCATAGAAGCAGCAAGATTCAGAGGTTGGGGTTGATTAAAGAACTCTTCATCATTGACCCGAATTACCTTGATTCTGTCATCCAATTTTGTCAAGTGATTGATCTCCTCTTTAGAAGACCAATCAACAATAATTATCTCTTTAATTTGATCAAACAATAACCAGGATGAGATAGAAATTGTTAAAGGTTTGATTCTATCTCTACACGCACAAATAACAGAAACAGACATTTTTAATAACTACTCTCCTGATCGTAACAATTTAAGGTACTGATTTGATCTTTATCAACTTTTTCTATAACTATTTCTCCATTGGGTTTAGTAAACTGTACTTCCCACTTACCATCTTGAAAGTCAATTAACTCACAGGCGGCATTATGTTTTAAAAGGTGGTAATAATTGGACACTAGTTTTTCTCAACTATCTTATATATTACCACTCAAGAGCTGTTGCAATTTCTGGGAATTGTTCGACAAAAATCTCACGACATCCCTCTGCAATCTTCATGTGTTCTTTCTGCGTACCGTTAGCAGATCTCAGGTTGATGTAATGAATCCATGAACGGCATGAGCCTGTCATGTAAATTCTTGTTGGCGTGCATAGGGGCAAAATATTTCGAGCACACTCCTTTGCAACGCCACGATCTAACATCTGTTGATACAAAGCGGTTGCAGAATCAAACAAAGTCTGTGTTTGTAGTTGCAGTCTCTGAGTTTCAAATTCATCAAGGTCGTCAATACTATTCTGGCGATTCTTAGTATCTTGACGACGGAACTCAGGCATCTTGATTGGATCGAGAGAAGTAGACGCAGCATAACGCTGGGAAAACTCTTGATATGTAAATGAGCGATGACGCAAAATTTGAGCCGCGATAGCTCTGGTCGTATTGATCTCCAAGGTCATATAAGCCTGTTCAAAGATCGACCAGTGTTCGTGTTTAATGCAATACTTGAGGAGACCTGCGGAGGTGTCAAAGTTTAACTGATTATTTGGATTGCTCACACGAGCGACATACGAAATAACTTCTTGCGCCGTTTTCTCAAGAAGTTCACCTGCACCTTGAGTTAGGGCGATAAGTTTGATTTGGTTTGTCATAGAATCTTTAGTCTGGGTATCCGTCGTCATCGTTGTCACTAGCAAGGTGTATTGTGTCTTTAGATTTTACCACATAAGAGTCTGGATCGGAATAGACTTCAGATTCTAAGAGGTCAACCAGTGATTTAAGATTTCGGACGATTAATTTTAGTTTTTCTCTTTGCATAAAAAAACCTTGTTCCTATTTATTTTAACACAAAAAAAGGAGGTTGTCACCAACCTCCTGAGGACGATCTCTTTGGACAAAACTCATGGATCAAGGATTTTTCTGCATACTCGTTTACACTCCGTTTGGTTTAGTATATCGCACTCGATCAAACACTCGTAGTAGTCACTGATTCTCTGTTCCTCATATTCTAAATCATCTATAGTGCGTTCTAAATGTCTCCACTCATCAAGCTGAGCACGGGATAATAAATTGTGCATCTCCAACTCCAATTTTTGTTTATAACATAGCAAAAGAAAAAAAGCTTTAGATCATCTTTCTATCCTTAATTCTATCATTATATAGTCAAAATGTTTTGATTTAAACACAATTTAATGAAGTTTAGTTATTATCGTTACAAAAATCACAAAAAAAGAGAGGTTGTGAAACCTCTCTTAACATTTACTTCTTTTTTAGTAGAAGTATTTCTCCATAAAGCAATGACATAAACGCTATACAGACAAGGGAACTAAGTCCCACGACTTGTAGAGGTTGCATCACTTGCTGTAAGTTTTACCACGATAGCAGAATGTACCGTGAGTTTCCTTACTTTCTACACAACGCTGATCATACTCAACACCACGATATGCAGTGTGAGTAATTTGTGCGTCATGAAGTGCAGCTGCCTTCTGGATTTGCTTTTTAATCAGAGTTAGGGTGTTCATAAGTTTACTCCTGAAAGTAGAGGGTGTTTAATCCCCGTTCCTTCAGTCGTTTGCGTCCCAATACCATTCGCACTCTGGTGCTGATTCCTTTACGGTTTCAACCAACTCAATCTTCAATACATCATCGATGTATTTGTTTGCTTGAATTCTCAACATGATAGCATTAGTTTGCTGACATGAGAGGGTGGTATAAAGAAGTACTTCTGGTATCATGGGATGAACGATCCGTTCCGCGACTTACTTGCGTCCCCCTAGAGGGATGAACGACAGGTCTATTATAGACCTCATATATTATATAGTCAAGTAATTTGGTATAACCTGTTACAATTTAGTCTTCAATTGCTTCTGAATCAATACCATATTCATTAATGAGTTTATCGATCTTCGTCTCTTCACCACTAAGTTTAGTGATTTCGTGCATAGAAGATTTTTTATACTTCTTGAGTTTTTTATACTGTTTGATAATTTTATTGATTTCACTGCTACGGATGTTGAGTTTTAACTCTCGATCCTCTTTTTCAGTAAAACCCTTGAATCCTTCGCTCATCTTTTTTTCTTTCTCTCTTCGGTTGGCTTATACCCATACAGTTTAGGGTTGACTGTACCGTTTGTCCAGTCCAGGGCCTGGAGATTTTTGTATTTGTCGTAATAGTAATCAAAGATGTCTACCTGACCACCTTGAGTAATATCTTGTTTTTTGTTTTTTTCTTCATCCAGGTAAGTTACCAAGTATGAATTACTAGGCAATCCTCTATCTTCAGCCGCAGCTGCATCACAATCTTGAATTAATACTTTCACACTACCCATGGTTACCTCAAGAACGACCGCCCCACTGGATGTCGGGATATGCTTCCTCGACAATCTCTCGGGTGATCTTGTACTTTGTTTGGAGTTTTTTATCCTTAACTAGAATAAGAATCTCAGCTTCTTTTGGATTGAGTTGTTCGCAGATATTGATAAACATCGTTTCTTTACGAAGGCGATTCATAGAATCGTTTCCACCTTTCACAAAGTTATAGAGTTTATCCCACTCATCACGAATACTAGAAGCAGTGATTTCACGATCTTCTTGTGCGGTGAGAGGCACTTCTCCAGGTGGAAGATCGGATTTCACAGTATCATCAAAATTCCAAATGAAAATTGCTTTGATAAAGTTTTCATTGTATTGTTGAAGAATTTGAATCTTCTTTGCTTTTGTTCTCTCTGCAACAACTGCGGAAAGAATCTCATCGACTCTTGATGAAGGAGTGAGAACTACCTTCGGAGTCGATGATTTCTTAGCGGCAGGTTTACGAGTGGTAGTGGACTTACGTTTAGTTGTTGTTGGCGTCGTCCTCTTCGTCGTAGTCATAATCGTTTTCAAATCGTACTGCTAAAATTTCATCAGGAATTACATTCCCATTTTCATCAAACATTTCAGGGTGGACTGATCCTAAACCTGCGGAGGAGTAAATTACGTGATCTTTCCAAAGCCAACCAATTATGCCACCAATCAATAGGAACATAAAGGTCATCATGCTGAAAAGTGCAATTACGGGACCTGTCATAGCTCTATCCTCCGAGAGACTCTACTTAATTTTTTTAATATCTGTCGAAAATTCAAAGTAAATATCAATCTCTCTACTAAAGAGAGAAATCATTTTACCGAATTTTACATGGAATGTTTTCGGTTTTACGGGGGGTTTCTTTCTCCTTAGTAATAGCTCCACACCTTTATTTATGTGAAGTTCTTGACGCTTGACATTCATACTAATGACTTATTTCTGAGGTATGAAATAGTTTCTCGGGCACCACCGAGAAGTTCGTCATCACAGATAACTCTAGGAAAAGTAGATCCTTCTCCAAATTTATCAATGAAATCTTCTTTAGTGTAATCTTCTCCGAGTTCATAGACAGTACAGTCCATACCGCAAAGCTCAAGTACAGTTTTTACCTGATAACAGTGTGGACAACCATCTTTACTATAAACAATAAATTTCATTTAAAATAATTACTCGACAACATTTTACTATGATTTTAGTTTCCTGACAAGGTGCTCTGCCCATTCTTCCATTTTATCTGGACGAACCATTCTGATACCCGCATCATCTACGGCTTTTTCAATTGATTCCATTTCTTTAGGACAAAGATCTTTGTCTTCTCTTTTAAAAGTCATAGCATCTTAGTATCTAGTAGTATTTTATCTAGTTTTGTTAGGGATTTAACGATTTCGGTCGGTATCGTAATAATACTTAGAGTGTTCTGGCGACGAGTCCTTCAGTTGTTCCTTGTAGAACTCTTTGGTCCAACCATCATTGTATGGTGAATTGGCTTGAACTTCCATGTGTTCAATCAAATCTCTATTGATAGTCGATTTAGATAGAGCATCCGCTTCGTGACACATCGCGTCAATTTCCTGTTCAGTGTATTGACTATATCGAGACATGTCGGGAGACTCAGGATCTCCTGTCACCAATCGGATCATACGATCAACCCGCATTGTTTGTTCTTGAAAATACTTACTATTACTAACAAGAACTTCCTTAAGTTCTTCATAGAACTCTGCAGGAGTTACTTTTTCGTCTTGAATATAATCAAACACCGCCTCGTCAAGACGTTGTTTGCGCTGTTCTTCATAAGTCTCCTTCGTCATTGTAGACCTCATCAATAGTTTCAACGTCAATTGGCTTGGAAGCTTCATATCTGATTGCCTCCTCAATAATAACCTTGATCTCTTCGTCCGTCAAGTCATTCATCCAACTCCACCGTTCATCTTTGGAGTCCCATTCAAAAGAATAAGTACCATCTGAATTTTGAATGATGTTCAATCCTGATGGATGAATTTTAGTTGGTTCAGTCATCTCTTTCTAGATCTAAGGTAACACAGTGGAAACAACCACTTAAGGTTCTGGACTGTCTCATGGGCAACATAGCACATTCAATTCCATGTTTCTCCAGAACTTTTCGGGTTGGTTCTTGATGTTCTTCCAGTACAACCAGATTTGGGTTAATACTGAATAAATTCATATTTATCCACTCTGAAGCATGATTATAACCAGGGTAATAACCAATGTCAACAGGCTTTGGACACCATATGATGTCCCAGTCCTTAAATGGACCAGGTAAAACATCTTTGTCTTTAATCCTTTCTGGATTTGCAAGAAGCAATCCTTCTCTCAAAAATGCAACAGTGGTATCGATGTGCATATAACTATAAACACCCTCTAACAGGTGTACTTTCGCGTCAGGAAGAAGTGATTGCAACTTCTGAGCACCTGCCCTGTTACCACTGTTAGACACCAAATAAAGGATATCGTCGTTCGCTCTAATGATGTTTGCGGCATCAAATGCAGGATGTTGTTCAGTCAGTGCAAGAATATCTTTATTTCCTACACAATTATCATCATATAAACCTAAAGCATATGAAGGAGTAATTGGAATCAATTGATTGAAGTGGTGAGATATTGATCCGAAGTTGAATCGTCTAGCCTTCAATGGAGAGGGAGTTGCGTAAGTCTTATCGCCATGGACAAATACAAGATCCCTAGGGCAGTAATTATAGTACGGTGTGGGTTCATAATGAGGCCTACCAACTGCAATTCCAAGTTGAATTAAAAGATCTACTAGTAACTCAAGATCTTGATTCGCTTCGTCAATAACCTGTTGAGGATACAATCCACAAGGAACATCAGAAACATCATCACGATCTGCGTAGTTAATTAGACGCAGACTCCTATCCATTTCAGGTACTCTTGCACCCTCTGCATGACCTACAATTACTTTTCGGAGTTGCCCCCATTCATTCTTACTTCCCATAAGGTAAATTTTTTACAAAATAATAAGGTTTGGATGGACACATGGAACAATAAGATTCTGCACCACGATTAAAAAATTCAAATAATTCCTCATCTGTACAATCTGACGATAAAGGAACATACTCTAAGTATCTATCCCACTTTTCAGATAGTTTATATTTTTGATTCATCATTGGCAAGAACGCGAGTGGCGCACACTTCCACATTTTGCCTTCATGAAGTTGGAAACAGTTTTGTCCAGTAGGACAATTTTTCCAACTACTTTCTGGATCATTATCTTCATACGGTTCAATATCTTCTCCGTATCCTTTATAAACTTTTTGCCACCTTAAAAAACTATTCCAATATTCTACCTTGACACCCCAACTTTCAATGATTTTTTTATTCTTTGCAAGAGTTTTCTTATATTCTGGATCGTTATGGTGAATGGATACTGCAAGAACTATATCATTTTCAATCAAAGTTTTAGATATATCCTTTAAAACAAATGCATTTGTTACTAATTCAATTCTAGAATTTGGAAAAGACTTACGTGCATATTCACAATACTCTGCAATCTTTGGATTCAAAAATGGTTCCCCACCCAATATACCAACATTGTCTGGTTCAACTTTGTTTTTCCAAAGATCTACCCATTCCTTGAAATTATCAAAAGTAACTTCTCCTGTGAATTTGTGATTTGCAAAGTGAGCACAACTATCGCAAGTAAAGTTACATCTATGGGTAACATGTATGTCTATACTTGGAATCTTCATTACATTGGGTATGCATTACAAACGCCAGTCACTTGAACTGCATATCTGTCAATCATACTCATATTATAGAAAGCATGTGGGGCATCATAATCCCAATAGAAACAATCTCCCGCAGACCACTTACCATAACAATCATCTCTGATTTGTAGAATTTGACCAGGAGAACTATCTTCAAGCATAACCATACATCGCATGATGAAAGCTGGGTATGCACCAGTCATTTGAGCATACCTCCCATACAAATCTGTATGTATAGGTAAGTATTGTCCAGGTTTGAAGTGATTTACCGCAACACAAACATCAGACCAAAATGAGAACTGATCTCGAATATATTCCATACTTTCTGGCATGGGATTCGGTTCATGATACTTGTAGATAGTCATCTTGGACTTATTATGTCCAGCCCACAAGTATTCATTGACAACTAACGGATCGTTGTGACTCGCTAAGGTATAGTTCAGTCGGCGAAACTGATCAATATTCCAATTTGGTTCTATATGTTTCATTGAAATACAGTGAGTTTTGATAGATCTGGGTAATCTTCCCAAGACCAAGATTGTGTTTGCATTTTCTCTACCATGGGGAACTTACGAGAACCTTCCATAGCAATTTCAGGTGTCATATAATAGTGAAACCCAAGTGTGGTAATGTCTTGTTCTGCCCAAGGTTTAGTCATATCTCTACCATCATACACCATTCTCTGTAGTTGATGATAGTCTCTTTCATTATCGGTAAGAATCATACCACCCCGACCTAAACTAAGATGTTTCTTGAATTGAAAACTCAAACACATATTAGTATGTGATACGTAACTATCAGGTTCCCATAGAACTGCAGCATCAATGACATTTGAACCACCGATAGGATACATGTCACTCCATTCACGATGTTCCCATACAAAGGGAATATCCAATTTCATCAATGTCATTGGAATGGAAAGATATGTATGTTTGGGTAGAACTGCATTTGTTGGACAGTGTAATCTCAGACAAAGTTCAACTGCATGAGTACAAGAATCAGTTGCAACCGCATATGGAGAACCATAAAAATCCGCAATTGTTTCTTCAAACTGTCTTACATGTTCAAACATAATAATCGTCTATATCTGGTTCTTCTGGAGTAATTACATAGTCATTTGGTTTGCCGTACATGAAGAACTCTTCCAGAGTATATTCATCACGCATAACAGTCCACCACTTATTATATGCCTTTCTTGCGAGTTCTAGATCTGGGCGATCTTTCCTTACAATATTTTTAGCGTAACTACCGATATGGGGATTAACACTAATCAAAGGCATACAGTATGTATTGCCTGAGTGACACATGAAATAATCAATGGTTCGATTAGGCATATCCAACATCTTTCCCCACTTATAGTTTTGAATCCTATGGGAGAAGTTATATTGATCACCATCCGTGAAAAGTCTCATCAACTTTTCTGCATATGGTCTATTGATTAAAACAGGACCGTAATCATGATGTGACCTGATGGGATGCAAGAAACATGGAATCTCATGTTCATTTTCAAATCCGAGTTGAATGCAATCCCAATCAAAAGGAATATGATTCATCAAATATTCCCAATCAAAGTGCCAATACTTTACGAATCGATAGTCGTAGTCATCTTCCATCAATAAAAGATGTTTCTCATTGGTAGTTGTCAACCAATGTTTGATCATATCTAGAGTACAGATTGCAGTACCAATCTCTAAGATATGTTGTCTCCACCGAACACACTCAGACATATCGTTAAGGATGACTCTATGTTTCCAATCAACGAAATCTGGATATTGATACTCAGACGCAGAAAATCTCTTGAAATTGGTGATTCCCAACTCATCGTATTGTAGTTCTGTATATTCTCTACGATCTGGTCGTTCGTCTAGATTCAGATAGTATAAAGTCGGAAGACCTTTCAGTTTCATAGTTGAGCGAACATTGGACGATCAAGATACATCATTTCTTCTAAACTCTTATCATTATTCTTCCACCATTCTAACACAGTTGCGTCAGATCGTTTAGCGAGAGCATTGACGCCAGCACCATCACTCTCGAATTTAGAGTTGGTTACAAACATAGGGAAAGAATATGTTGTACCTACTTGATATGGAATGAAATCTGCAGAGTGGTAGTGATACTGAGGAAGATCATTACTATATCCATAGTTGTTTAGAAATCTCCACTTACCATTCTCCATAAACATATTCACATACTTATCTGCATATCTTTTATTGATTAGAATCGCGGCTGCACTATGATTATTAACTGACCAAGGCGAAAGTGTCAGGGGCATGAACTTCTCACCGATGATATGAAGTTGAACGCAATCCCAGTTATGAGGTAAACGTTCGATAAACTCTTCCCACTCAAAGTTCAAATA